GCTTATCACAATGCATCTTTGCAGATACTTGTGGGTCTTCATGTAAATAAAATATGTTCATTATTTTTTAAACCTCAATGTATATTGTTTACCACCAGACCAAAAAGTAATTGTAGAATGTGAGTATACTTCTTTTTGAACTTCTTCATATCGTGTTTCAATATTACACACTTTCTTTATTTCACTTCTTGCATCACTATTCATATGACCTAGTATACCACCTAATATTGCACCAGCTGTTCCACCATCTGGTAAATCTCTTGTTACGTTATTACCTATAATACCACCAATTATTGCGCCTGTCAAGGTATCACTTGTTTTATCTCCACTTACCCTTACTTTTTTACAAACCTCGACAGAGTAAGGGACTTGTTGGACTACTGACATATAATGGTCTTGTATTCCTTTTATTGAATCATTAGGGTCTTGTGCATTTGCAGATGCAGAAAAAAATGCAAACACAAGAAAAAAAGATGTCACACCTAATATTGTTGCAGATATTGATTGATGTTTTTTGAAGAATTGTAAACACAATTCAAAAAAGTGAAAGTATGGTTTTAGTCTATACATTTATTTCTCCCATCTGTAAAATATGTGGTCGCCTATCTCCACAGTTTTAGTTTTAGATTTTCTCCATTCTGGAAAAACATAGTCTGCATGATAGTGAGTTGCACCATCTGTTATATCTATAAGTATTACATCTGGTCTTAAATATAATTCTGCATATTCATAAATTAGTTGAAAGATATCTCCATCAAAACTTGGTATCTCATCTGACTTACCATCACAGTACCAACTGAACTGACATCTATGTCGTATAGGATAATATTTTCTTTCTTCGTCTGGTATGTCAAGTAATCTTGTTTTCCAAGATTCTCTAGTAGGGCCTTGTTTCACAACCTCACAAACTGTATTTGGAAAACGACTATCTCGTATGCGATTAAAAGTTACACTTGCAACTGCACTCCAACCAGCAGTTCCTTGATTCTTCGCCTCGTGATACATATTTTCTGCAAGACACATTACCTCAGTAGGGTCTGGATAATCTATAATTGGTGTTGGTTCACTTGCATCTGATGGTAGTGCGGCTGTACCAATACCTATCGCAGTTAAAAGTTCTATGAACATAATCTGTATTCCTCTAATAATTGTTCTTGTTTTGCATATGCATCTATTTCATAAGGTCTATCAAGATAATGTATCTTATCATTATCTTCTCTAATACCAAACTTATTTCTTAGATGTTGTTCTACATGAGTCAACTCATGAAAAAGACAAGTCACAAAGTCATCACCTTGTAATCTTTTATCAATCTGAATATGAAACTCTCTTTTGTCAATCTCTGTACAAAAACCTTGAGCATCATTTATATTTTCTAAATCTATTTCGATATTTAGATTTTTGTATCTTGGTAACTTTGTATTGATATACCATGAAGTAATATCTTCAACTAACTCTCGTTGACTTTTCTTCCCACCATTTGTAAAAATAAAAACATTACTCATAATATAAAACTCAAAAAACCTCTCTCGGAGTTACGAACTACATGACGTTTTGAAAGTTGATTTTGAGAGAGGTATGTCATGTAGTTCGTATTCATTTAGGACATATACACAGGGCCTGTCCAATTCATAAGATAATTACCCTCTAGAACATTACCTCTCTTGTAATTTCTAGCAGGAGCGTTCCAACCAGCAGGTTTTAGAATATCACCATACTCAAACACTTTATCTTCTGTAGTGTTTACAATAAAACATTTTACAGCATTTTGGTTGATTACCTTAATATACTTTTTACCTTTACGAATTTCAAAACCATTCGCAAATGTATCTTGCATACGTTCAGTAGAAATAAAATCATTATAATCTTCAATCATAGCATCTGTCATATTATTGATACCATCTGTCATATTATTTGCATTTTTTGTAATTTGAACTGTCATAATTAACCTCTCGTTGTTTTTGATTATGTCTATAATATAACACACAAAAATAACATTGTCAACCCACACAAAAAAGTGAATAAAATCAAGGGTTTATTATCTATCATATTATACCTCTTTTTGCGAATCGGTGCGAATCGTGAGATTAAAAGAACCTACCAATCACAGCAATTACAAACTCATAACCTACCCAACCAAAAAATAAAAGAACCATACAAACTAAAAACTTATTCATATAATCATTACTACCATTATGTTTCCAGCTATCGTCTTTCATTTAATTATCTCTCTAATCTTTTCAAACTACCTAATGCAGTATTCATTTTATCTACTAAATCATTTAGTATTTTATATAAATCATTATTAGTTGGTGGACTATATGTTTGTTGATAAAGTTGTTTTACTTTACTATCTAATTGTTCAATTCTTTCTGACAACTCTTTGATCGCTTTTGCACTCATAATATCACCTATACAGTTTTAAATTCATCATTCCAACCAAACGCTTCTTTGACTACGTTTGTTGATAATCCTTTATACACTTGATGCAACTTTTTATCTTTTGCATTGACAAGAAGTTCAGCCTCACTTTTATGTAAACCCTCACACATCTGAAGAAACATTTGTTCTTTCTTAAATTGTGGTGTTTCATTATCTGCACCTCTAATGAAGTGCCATAACTTTCTTGACTCTGTTGCAAGTGTTGTATGTTCTGTTCCTGCTGGAACATCATTAGGTTGATATGGAACAGTACCACTTGGTATCGTCCAAGTTATCTGTGGGTCAAAAGAAGATTTGATAACCATTCGTAATGCATCTGTATTATAATCTCTCAATATCTTTACCTTTTGGTCTTTAGTTTTTGCTTTGTGTACTTTGTCAAGTATCTCTGAAAATAGTAATGTATTTCCTGCCATTTTAAAATTCCCCTATGTTCTCTGTTAACTCTCTGAGTTTTTTCTCTGTAAAATAATTTAGTAGTTTCTTTCGATTACCTTTTACAGGCTTTGTATATTCTTTAATTATTTGTTCTTCTATATCCTCTGGAACTTTTGATAAATCTATCAGACTAGTATTTCTTTGATAGTTTCTTTTTATTTCATCATTCCAATTAGGTATATCTTTTGTATCTGCATCTCTCCAAGATTCTATTTTCTTTTTACTTAGTGGTCTTTGACGTAGACCATCTACAAAAGTATTGTCTGGTGATAATACATTTGGAACACCATCACCAGAGTCACCTCTGAGAATATGTTCTTTTAAATATATCTCTGGGTCATATCCATTTACATATTGTTTTGTAACAGGACTCCATTGTTTTACTAGTGGATATCTTTGTAGTTGTATAAAATCTTTATCACTTGATATGATAAGATTTTCTGTACTAAACCACCTCTTAGGATTTTTCATAAGAGTTGCAATAATATCATCAGCCTCTGCACCATAAACTTCTAAACATTTATATGGTAGATTTTCTTTTATCTCTGATTTGATTTTATTTAAACAATCAAATATTGAGTTCCAATCTAAATCACTTGACTCACGACCTTTCTTTCTACCAGCCTTATACTGTGGAAAGTAATCTCTTCTCCAATAATGTTTTGAGTCCCATGCAAGAACTACTTCACCAAACTCTTGTTTAAAATTAGTTCTATACATACGAATAGAGTTGAGTATCATATGTCTTACCATATTCTCATCAACTTCTTTTGTTTTATTCATATTCAAATACATCATTAGACTAGCCAATGATATTTGATTCATATCAATTATAATCATTTTTTATTTACATAATAAGCATTAAAACTCATGCACCTTCTTTCCCCATCTACATAAAAAGGAAAAACTGAATGTTTTAACCATGATGGGAATATCAACATCATACCACACTCTGGTTTAAATGTCAAGGTATCACTTCTCAAACTTTGTTTATCACCTTGCATAAATTGTATCATACCAGACACAGGGTAATGATCTTCAAATTCTTTTTGATAAAACTTATCCATGTCTTTTGGTATCTTCAGATAAATCACACCAGACAAATCACCACTATGTTGATGCCAAGGATTATATTCATTCTTATACTGACTTACTATCCAAGATTGACTAATATTAATATTTTCTCTTTTAACATTAGAACTACCACCTTGATTGGTATGAAGTATAACAGAGTTACTAATGTAAGCTCTCTTATCAGTTACCATCTGTTGTAAGTATTCAACACAACCATCTCTGATTACATTTTTACAATACTCTGCATTTTCTTTATCAGTTATTGGTATTTGTATTTCTTTGTGAACTTTTCCTACAAGATGATTTGACCAATCCCATTGTGCAGATTTATTTTTATCACTCAAAACTTCATCACCAATATTGTTAATAATTTTTAAAAAGTTTTTTGGAACATTTGTTTTTCCAATCGTAG